TCTCGTTTCCGGCATATTCCTTGCCTTTTCCTGCGCACATACTGAAATATGCACGAACCATGGACATGGGCTTATCCTGCATCTTCTCAAGTGATACACCGTAATCTTCCAAATCGGAAATCAAGTTAAAATCAAATGCTTTTGCACTGTATGTCTTTCCATTAACTGTGAATCTGTTCATTTCTATTTACCTTTCCCTTTCCTGCTTTTATTTATGGGAAAGGGGCAGTCCGTAGACCGCCCCAGACCTGCTGTTTAAAATCAGTTGTCCAAATCTTCCTCATCATCGGCTGTTTTATTCTTGCTCAAAGTTTCAGCCGTAGTTTCCTTTGAGCTTACGCTTTTTTTGCGACAGTAAACGTACCATCTCCATTATCTGTAACTGTAAAATTGTCTGTGCATTCAACGGATGCGGTGTTTGGAACCACTGTAACGGTCATTTCCAGAATCTCGTCTGTACCGCCGACATCATTAGGAGTAGCCGTTGCCTGTCCGACATATGCGTATTTCGCAACACCACCTACACCGTCTGTTCCGTAAAGATGGAGGATATCAAGTTTCTTGCCCTCCAATGCGTTGACTGCCTGCAAGTATTCCTTTTCAAGGTTACCTGTAATCTCTCTTGTGTCCGCAGTCTTGATACCCATTTCAAACGTCTGTGTATCGTCTTCAAGCGTGGTGCTCTCCACTGTATTAGGTGCCGATACAGGAGAAGGAATAGACTTTGCTCTTACAAGCAGCTTGTAATCTCCCTCAAAATTTCCATCTTCGGTATGCTCTTTTACTATGACTCTCGCCAAATAGGAAGTTGATGCCATTCTTTTTACCTCACTCTTTCTAAAAATTTGCATAAAAATAAGAGCGTTTCCGCTCTCTTGTTACCACTTGATATAATCATCCTTGGATATGGTTCGTTGATACCGCGCCACATATCGGTATTCGTCTGTGCTTTCGTAGTCTGGATAAGGTTCTCCAACCATGGAAAACATAAGATTCTCCGTCATTATGCCTGCTATGTAATTGGATATTTCCTTGCATACGCTTTCTCCCGCATTGCTGTATACCTCAATCTGGAATGTTGTCATAATTGACTCTATTCCTTTTTTCTCGAATGTCTGTCCTCGCTCTGCACCGGGCAATCTTCTGATGTGTATATAGGGGAAATTCGGCGTGGTTTTCTTCTTAAGTTCTGTACCGCAGTTTATGCTTTCGTAACCTTTTTTGCTCTGGAATTTTGGTATCACCCTTGCGTTTATGGCGGTAAACACATTTCCCTCTATTGCATCAGTCCATATGTACTTTCCGTTATCCATGCAACACCTACTTTCCAAATACTTCTTTTACAATTTTCGGCGCATCCTCATACATACGCATTGTGGCATTATACATTGGCATTGTGGCTTTCGTACCATGTGTAAGTACAAGCTCACCGCTTTCCGTGTAATATCCCCATACATTTTGTTTCCCGTGTCCTTCTCCGTATGAACCTATAACCATTCCCAGTTTCTGTCCGTCTGGATTAGGGCTTTGACCGACTGCACCGTTGTAATAAACACCTGCTCCAAACTCAATAAAAGCAATTTCATTTCCGCTTACAATCAAATCAGCATGGGAATATCCGTGTAATGTTGTCACCTTGATTTCTGAATAGTGCTCAACGTCAGAACCACTTTCAATTCCTTTTTCATCATAGGTAAATCCTGCCTCAGAGAAATGCTTTTCTGCTTCCTCCAGTCCTATTTCTGCAAGCCTGCGTACAACTTCCTCGCATTTTGCAGTAAGATTATCAGAATACTTCTTTAGTCCCTTTTGCAGACTTTCGATTGACGATAGAGAAAGTATGTTGCACTTTAGAGTTTTATTTGCCATATTCCACCTACAAAATATCTAACTCTTGGAATACATTGAAAATCTTTGGAGATTGGATTGCAAACCAGTCAACCATTTCTTCATTTTTTGCCCATCCGCAGTTTGGAACACTTGCATTATCCGATAAGCCACTTTCATTTAAAAACGCATGGAAAATTTCATGCCTTAATGTTTTGTTCCGATATGTCTTTTGAGAATTTTCGTCCATATCTGGAAAGTATTCTTTTTCAGACATATCGGCAATTACAATAAGTTTCTCTTCTTCTCCGCAATATCCCGCATACTTATTTTCTTTCATAAAAGAATCTTCTGAAATCTTATGCGTTTCAATTCTGTATTCTGTTCCAAGAATATTTACTGTTTTGCTTTCCATACCACACCTACTTTGTCAGTGCCTTAAGCACGTATTTTGTAAAGTTAAGACTTTCAGATACTTTTATCACTGTATAGTCCGCGCTGGTAGGCTCTACAATGGTCTTATCTTCGTCTTTAAAGCCTATTTCCGACTTATGCCATATAAGTGTGCCCTCTTTAATTTCAAAGGCATCCTTTGGGCAAATAAGCGTTGCATCGTAGGCTGATGTATCAATTCCATAGGCTTTATCTTCTGTATCGCCGCCGCTCATGGAAATGCTGGAATAAAACTCTTTCGGCTCGGAATAAGCTATCTCTGTCTCACCTGTTGGAACCGGAGTTTGCACTCCATCAATATAAATGTATCTGATATTGCCGTCATCATCCGTTTCATAGACAGGTATTTCTCCAGTCTGGTTTGAATAATACATTTTCTGCTTGTTTTTTCTTGCAAGCCGCATATAGTATCACCTACTTTGTAGCCTGTTTGTATATCTGATTTACGCCTGTACTCGCAAGTCCACTTACAATTCCTACTGCCATTGCATCAAGAATATTATTTGCTGGGAAATCTGGCATTACATACATTCCGATTACTCCAAATATTCCGCCAGCAATTCCTACAATAACTGGAATAGCGTCATTTGTTATCTTAGGTATTAGTTTTACGCCAACACCAACAAGATAAGTAATCACAACGATTGCAAGTACCGTACCCATAGTTGAAATATCCATTTTAATCATCCTTTCCGTTCATACGTTCTTCCAGTCCGTCAAGTCTGTGATGTGCCTGTTTGGTGCTTTCCTCCACCTTAACAAGCCTTTCATTGTAAGACTTCATTTCTTCTCTGATAGAGGAAATCTCACTTTTGACATCCTGAATCGTAGAACTAATATTATCAAGTTTGACATTTATTTTTGTGTCGTTCCTGACTCTTTCTTCAATGTCCTTTGTGTCTGACCGTTTGTTGTTCTTAATTCCGAAAAACACTGAAAAAGCTACAGAAACAATGGATATGAGAACCGCAATTTCTACCTGCATTATCTACCGTCCTTTCGCTTTATTTTGAGTTCCATTGCCCACCACCGCCTAATACGGAACACCCTGCAAACCTCTGGAAAATTTCCAATGGCTCACGCACTGACTTCTAAAACTTTGCAAGCGGCACAATGCCACCAAACAATTTGTTTCTATCCACATATGCCCTTGTCGTTCCATTCTCGGAAGAATTGGTCTGACCCTCAATTCCAATCATGTTATAATCATACAGGGCGATATTGCGGATATTGGAATAAAAGCCGTACATATCCTTTTCAATCATCTCATCCGTATAACTGTCAGGATAACTTCTCGCACGCTTTACTTCTCTGAGTGCGTTGCGGATTTTTGAGAGCATGAGTTTTTCGTTAAACAGTTCATCATCCTCTGACAATTCATCTGCCATATCTGCAATAAGTTCCTGTTCCAATGTCAATGTCATTTCTTCGTCCATGCTCTCACATCCTTTTCTTTACAGGTTGAAATGTTCAACCAGTTCCTTTTTTAACTCACCGCCGGTCTTGTTCTCAACATCCGAGATATTCTCGGCAGTTGCCAATTCTTTCAACTCTGCTGTGCTCAGGCGGTATATGTCTGTCTTAGTGTACTTAACTTCTGACACTTCTTCCGGTGGATTCATGTGTTTTGAGAAATCGTCAGTAGATTTTGACTCCACTTTCTGTGAATCGTCCTCACTTGCAATTTCCCAACCGTTATTAAGAAAAGCGGCGGCTTGGTTTTTATCCCTCACCGCCATAGTCGCTTTATCCTTTACAAGTCTAATCACTATGGATTACCTCCACTTCTGGTCACTCTGCGCTCTTATGTACGCCGATTGCATCCGCTTTCTTGTTCAGTACAAACATATCATATCTGACTCTTGCCTCAACAAGTGCGCCACTGATGCCGGGTGCATTGTAGTTAATTTTGAACTCCTGCAACTTCACGGGTGAAGGTGCTACAATCGGATTTGTCACGATAAAGTCCACATTCTCAGGCATATAATGCGTGGGAACCAAGATAACCGGAACACCATCAATGTCACCGACAACACCGTTAATGGCAATCTGAGTAGCCATATCGCCTTTCTTGGTAAAGTTCTCATCCAACTTAATCTTGTTCAAATAAGCCGGAGTAACAACGGCAATTCTGCCACCAAGAGGTGCCTTATCGTCTGACAGAATCTCCTGCACAGCAAGAAACTCCTCATATGCGTTTGCCTTGGTAACTGCCTTTGTAATGATATGGGACTTCTTCGAGAAAGTACCCTCTGTAGGTGCCTTGGCTGCCAATACAGACAGTCTGTAAGCATCCATCGTAGGGATGACCAGATTGTCAATGTTCTCTGCCAGAGTTGCAGCAGCCTCCATTGTACCGTTAGTGTCCTGCTCGGATGCCGCATCAATGGTATACGTGAAAGACTTGTCCTGCGTTACAGTCAATTCCTGCTCTGCATTCCCAAGCTCATCAGGTGTACCATATCTGTTACTTCCTGTTACCTGATAGTCATTAAGAGTAGCAAGATTTCTGGAAAATACCTTTACCGTCTTAACTCCCAGCCAATCAAAATTGTTGTTTACAAGCGCAGCTGTAAGTGAACCTAATCTAAATCTCTCATCTACCGCATCTGCGTATTTGCTCGCGTAATTTACTGCCATTTTTCATTCCTCCATTATTTTTGAATGTATTTATTACCAACAGAGTTAAAACCTTTAAGGAAAGCATCCTCTGTCTCATCTCCGTTGCCACCGTTTCCTGCCTGTGGCTGTGGTCTGGATTTCAGCCACTCTACCTCATGCTGCTTGATAAGCGTTTCTGTGTTCTGCTTTTGAATTGTGGCAAGAGCATCCATGTCTCCTGAGATTTCCGCCTCTGCTGCCTTAATTGCAAGCTCCTCACTCATTCCCTGTAATGCGTACCTTGCTTTCGCCTCGGCAGTCCGTTTGAATTTCTCCAAGTCTGCAATATAGGCTTTCTGCTGTTCATCAGCCTCTTTCTTTGCCTCTGCCTCTTGCTCCTCAGCGGTCTGTTTTGCCCTTAAAGCCTTTTTGACTTCTCCGTTTTCTTTCAAAGCCTTGTCCAGCGCTGTTTTGTTTTTGGCTCCATCTGCTTTAAGCTGTGCAATCTCAGCCATAAGACTTTCAACAGTTACCTCTTGATTGGTTTCAGTTCCACCATTGTCAGCATTCTGCTGATTTGTTGTCTGACCATTGGTATCTGTGCTCTGCTGATTCGTCTGACCTTCAATAGGATTCTGGTTTACATCTGCCATAATTCTTTACCTCTGCTTTCTGTGTTTTTACGTGTTCTCTCACATACAAGTTTGACTTTTTGCAACTTCTGTGTTGTTTGACTTTTAACGACTTCTGTGTCGAATATTAAAAAGGCACTGGATTTCTCCAATGCCTTAATATTTAAAAGTATTTAATTGTGCATCTGCATCCGCAGATTTCTTCTAAACCCGCTCCTGCACTATCATCTTTTGGATATAGCATCAAACTATCTCCAACAACAAAATAATCGCCTATCGGAAGAACAGTCCCTCCAACCACTAAATGAGTGGCGCGCTCCCGACTATCTTTCATGTCTATCCATTGTTTCTTTGTCTTTCCACTACCAACAGCCTGCGCATACTCTGCATGGTTCATAACTGTATTTGATTCATTCTCCGCTATATATGCGGCTCTGTCGTTTGAAAGATAATATTCTTCACCGATATGTTTAAAAGTAACATCTACCAGTGAAAGAACAATGTAATCAATATACTCATCCACATAATCATCTATGTTTGTATTTCTGCTAATTGCATCTTTAAAACGGATTTTAAACTGCTGTTTAATCGTTTCCGTATACATCACAGCGTTTGTATATCTTTTGGTGTAAAGTTCAATCAACGCAAATAAAAATAGCAGAGAATCTTCTATGTCCTCTGCTAATTCTATCCGTTTTTTCTTTTGCGCATCTGTCAACTCCATTGATTGAAAATACTGTTCAAACGGAATAGATTTTGGGTTTTCCAATACATTCAATTCATCAATTTCTCGTATCATGCAAAACCTCTATTCTTCCGGTTGAATATAAAAACAACCAACTTTTTCGTTGGCTCTAATCGCTTTAAGTTTCAGAAATTCTTAAAATTATATGGTATAGGATAACGTGGGAGAAAATGTAGTTTACTTCTCTTTCTTATTTGTTTCCATACCACCAATATTCGGGCTGTTTTCTTCTTGGTCGGACAAATCAGAGAATGGGCGTTTTTCTTCTCCGCTATCTTCTGTTTGTTCTTCCGCAACTTTGAAAATGTTTGCCTCTTGGTACTTCTTTACGCCATCACCAGAATCAACAATTACTTGGTTATTGTCCTCGAACAAAGGTATTGCATTTACTGTATCTTTCAGAGTAAATCCTTTTGCAATCAAGGCGCAAATAGCATTGACCTTTGTTGTAAGCTCATAGGTCTTTTGGCGTTTCACATTCGGCTTTATATCACGGCTCTTTAATTTCAGAATCGGACTATCGCCTGCTACATGAGGAGAAACACGGATTGCGCACAACACCGCCTTAACTTCCTCCATCTTGCAAGTCTCGATAATATCCTGTTCCTTACAAGCAGCCGTTTCAGCAGCGCTCCATCCAGTTGCGTCACTCATTGCCACGCCAGTTGAACCGCCAGAGTTGTCATTCCGTTGTGGCACATTGCATTTTTGTAAAATCAATGACCTTTTTGCAAGAGCCATTGTGTTTATGCCGCTATAATCATACCCGACAGACAGCGGTTTTATGAATGGCGTTTTTCCGTCTTGCGTGGTGTGCGTGATAATCCAGTCATTAGTTTTCGGCTGTGATACATCTCCATTTTCATTTTTGGGAAAATCAATGTCATTTCCATGCCAGATAGCTTGTGTTTCTTGGTCAACATCATTAAGAAAATCTGACCATAACAGATTGAGATTGTTCATTTCATCAATCTGCCGTTCAAAACATCCCATCCTATCATGAGACCGTTTCCATTCAATAACAGGAACCATTCCAAGCGGATTCTTTTCACCACTTCGGAAATCTTCTTTCCACCTGTCTTTATTCTTCCAATCTCTATCATTCTCATTGACTGGTTTCTCGTTTTCAAATTTTGCAAGATTAAGAATTTCAAATCGGTTGTCTTTTGTATAACAAGTAAAGTGAATATTCCCTATTTCATCTTTCCGAAAAGTAACTCCTATCATTGCTCTCTGGTCAATGTAGTAGCTTGACCGGATAATAAATGCGAATCTCGGGTCAAGTACATTCACATTAAAATAGCTGTCTCCGTCCTCGTAATCCATATTCACATCTACAAGAGTATATCCAATGCCACATATCTCTATAAATCTTGCAAGTTGCTGTGTTTTTGACTTATTTCCGTCTGTCTCATAGCACTCATTCAACAAAGAAATCGCAAGAGCCTCATCCTTGTTTCCACCGTCTTTTTCTCCACGCTGGACAAGCGTTATCGGATTTCCCCAATTAAATCCCAGCTTAAACTCCGTAACTTCATTCGCTACATTATCCACATTTGAAAAATCAATATCTGAACGATACTTTTTCTCTGTTTTTCTTTGTAGCGGTTGCTCCCCTGATTCATACCTCAGAAGAAAGTCGCACTCGGATGCCACCTGGGTAAATATTGGCATGGCTTTTTGGAGTATTAGTATTATATTTTCTCTTGTTATCACTGGTTCATCAGTGTATATAATCTTTCTTCCTCGATTCATAGGCACCTCAACGGAACGTCATACCGGAACTGGAATTTCTTTTCGGTATATCTTTGATTTGCGTTTCCCATTTTTCTATGTCAAAAATGATTTGCTTGTCGCAATTCCTGCAATTTGCTATAACATTTATGGTTGACCGTCCATCATAACGGGCAACCCTCCGTCCGCAACGTGGGCAATAAATTGTTCTTGCTATTTTCTGCATATATACAATCCTCTTTTCTGCAACGAAAAAGCACCGCCAAAATAGCGGTGCCTTAACAAAGGGAGTTAATCTCAATGGAATTTTTCTGTTTGTTTTTCTGATTATAATTATATACTGTCAAGTTTAATGCTGTAAATATGCAAAACTATGCAAAACTATGCAAACTACTGCACGTTTTCCAGATATTCATTCCCATACAGCCTTTCAAACTCCTGCAATGCTTTCCCATGCAGTAAAAATACCTTTCTTATGCTCCAATTTTTCTTACTTGCAATTTCCTCAAAAGTGCATTTTCCAACATAACGCATGGAAAGTATATTGTAATAGTTAATATCGTCTATTCCGTCTATCTGCTCAATTATGTGACTTCTGCTACTTACAAAAGCATCGACAAGCCTATCGGTCTCTTTCTCCAAGTCAACAATTTTTGCAACCGTACTACCAAGCCTGTCCTTGTCAGAAGATGTCTGAACTCTCTCGCCCTCATTTGATACCGTCACACTGCACGCCATTGTTTTTAACTGGTATATCTCGGACAGTTTGTTTTGTATCATGCTTTCCAACCGCTCAATCTTTTGTAAATATGATTTTGTTGTCATAGCTTGTCTCTCCTTTATATTGGGCTTGGCATTATAATTGTTTCATGTCTGCGCTGTTTCTTTGTGACTCTAACGGCAAAGTTTGAAAATACATCCGGTACATCATCTAATTGCTTTCCGGCAGAGACTGAATATCCTAAAAGCAGTGCCATCATTTTTCCATATTGTTCTTTTGGAGTGTATAACGATTGGTCTTTAAATATAACGTGCTGCAATATCCAGTTTGAACACTGATAAATCCTCGCCTCTTTGTTCGTTTCTGTCGGAGTATCTGTGATATTGCAAATATGCCCCTTTTCCTCAACACGTTTATTTACTTCCATCGCTACTCTGTCACCGCCTGCATTCCTCTCAAAATCACATTCCTGCATACCATGTTGCACTATAAGGTTTGCAGAGTTCTCATACTGCTGTTCATAATCTGCTGTGTTGTCACATACGCAATCAACACAGTAATAATCCTCTCCGTACTTGTATAAGCATGGAAGAACAAAATAATCCGTTCCTTTTCCTTTCGTATCACATTGCCCGGTAATCAAGTCCGGTTTCTCAGTCGGAAGATTGAGATAACGTCTGATTTTATCTTCTGGGAACAATAATCCCTCGCGTTCTATTGGCTCCTGCTTAAATAAGCACTTGTAAGAAATATCATCCATGAGATGTGCTTGGTCTAAAAAAAACGAAACCGACATACCGCCAAACTCATACTCAAAATTACTCTCTCCTGTCTGTGGGTCTATGTCTGGCATTGCAATTACTTTTACCCTTGGGTTATTTCCATACTTCTGTATTACACGCCCTATAACATCTAATGTAGACCATCTAGTTGCGTTTAATATTTCTTTGCATGGTTTATCATCTCTATCCACTGTCTTTCTCTGCCTTGCGTCTACAGTGTACGCTCCCCATAATTTTTCAAGCGTGTTTTTATTTAAAGCCTCCTCCAGCTTTCCTATCATGTCATCTACCAGCAAGAATTTTGACGCTCTTACTTTTCCGGCATTTTCAGAACCAACGGATGCAGTTTGCAAAGATGGAAATGCTTTATATTTTCCAACATTAAACTGTTGCATTTTTGCATTGGTAGAGGTTATTCCTAAGTCTGGAAATATCTCATTCCATGTATATTCCTGTGCGTCAGAAACCATCTGGTATACACCATCATAATACATCCGCGTAATATCTCCGCTATGCGAATAAAACAGGCTGTAATCGTATGGAAACCAACCTATTACGGCAGAATTAAAAAATTTTAAAAGCGTTGTCTTTCCTGTCCCGGGAGGCATTGACACACATATTATGTCGTAAATATCATCTATTGCTCCTTGGTATGCCTCTATAAGTCCAAATTTTGCAAATTGTTTTCTTTTCGGTGCATAAAATCTATCTCTTGGCTCTCTTTTCTTCTCCAAATACAGCAAATAGCTGTCTAATATCTTATTCTCTGCCTCACATTTAAGAATCCCATAGTTTGTATCAAGTATTTTGTACCATGTTTTATTTGCAAAAGAATATTTTTCTAAATCCCACAAAGTACCGCCAGTACTTTGCATACAAAATTTCTCTGTAAGCTCTTTTGCCCTTTTTGAAACCTGTAATGCGTATTTAATATCCTTTTCGTCAAACGCCACATTGCAAGCCTGCGCATAAGCGTTTACAAGCTGTTCGTCAATTCCATTCCTACTTATGTATTTTTCATAATCTTTTATGGTGTTTATTAGCTCGATTGATGCCATAAAAAAACAGACGCTCCTTCCCGTAATAAAAAAGAACGCCTGCTCGCGTGTCGCGCATACCTGCTTGTATGTGCCATTAGAAATTTATAGTAATTTTGTTGTTGTCCTTATAATCCTATCATCTTCAACAATCGGTTGATACTTGCTATCTAAAACATTTTGAGTTAAAGTGCAAGTAACTTCTTGCTCCGCAAAAATATCATGTCTGAAATGAAAGTCAATCATTGTTGCTTATTTAACTTTTTCACCATTTATGTAAATCTCCGTACAGCCGCCGTCACTCTCAATTCTGATTTTCGGATTTTCCATTTTCTACCTCAAACCAATTTCTTTTTTGCTACTTCCTTAATCGCTATTCCACTCGTAGTTTTAACAATCTCAACGTCTTTCCCTTTCAGAATGGCATTTCCGATTTTCTCCGCATTGTCGATTATCAAAAGTTTAATTTCTCTGCTTGTCATTCTTCTCTCCCTTTGCAAAGACAATTTTTAGTGCAATAATGATATGTTCCGTAATAATCTTTTTCCGTAAAATGATGTTTGCACCCTTCGCACAAAACACCCGGATTGTATAATTCTTGATGAGTCATTGAGTCTATTTTTTCGTTCAACTCTTTATTTTCGTTTGTAAGTTGCTTTGTCTTGGATTCATATGTAGAAATAATCATTTCCAATTCCTTTATTCTCTTAAATGGTCTCAAAATCATAATCCGTGTATCTCCCTAAGTTTCGCATATCTGTCAGCAAGCGTGTCAATAGTCACCAAAAGCTGATTGATTCTGATACAGTCCGACTGATGCCTATCATCATATTCTGCAACCAGTTTTTTTAACTTCTCGCATTTTGCAGAAAGTTCATCATATTCTTGCTCTTTATCTTCTCGGCATAATCCAATTTCCGAATTAATTTTTTCATTGATTTCCTCAAGAATCTTTACTCGTTCTTGAAACACACAAATTTCTTTTTTCTGTCTTTCCGTCTCATCTTTCAAGTTTTTAATTTTCTCCAAGTTAATCTTATCTTTTCTCTCGTACTTTTCGTTTATCTCTGCTGTAAGTTTCAATAGCTTTCTCAACTGATTATTTTTTTCTGCTAATTCATTTATGCAGTCAATAGAACTCATTATTCTGTTTCCGAATGCAACTTTTATGTCCATACCTGATTTATTCTCCTTTTTTGCTCTCGTTGCTGCCATTCTCCCGGATAAAATACAGCCCGTCCAACTTTAAACCGTTTTGCCATACCATCCTGCACCACTTTCTGAATGTCGGTCTTGATACTCCTAATTTCACTGATGCTTTCGTCAGGGACAACTCGCAGCGCATTGCCGCGTTATATATTTCCGTAAATTCCTTTTTCCCGACCTTTTTCCCATCGTAATAATTGGGATGGTCTTTTTGAAAACTATTTCTTGCCATAGCTGGTCTCCTATTCTTGGATATCTTTCCCAGTTATCAACTCACTGTACGGCAAATCCTCGATAAAATCACAAAACATTTGCCAATCTACAAGCCTGTGTTTTCTTCGCTGCCGATAAATCGTCTTTAACTGTCTGTAGTTTGTTGTCATCCTTGCTGTCAGTTCAAATCCGCTAGGAATGTTATACAAAAGCGTCAGATAGTCCTCTTTGCTTTTGGTTTCATTGTACTTGTCTTTCAAATCTTCCAGAACGGAAATGATTCTATCGTCAACATATTTGTTACACATCTTCCGTATATTCATTACGGCTATTTTGTGCATACTGGATTGACTGCTGACAAAATCTATAAAATGATACCTTTGCAACTCAACCCATGCTTTGTTGCTGAATGTCAAATCAAACTGTACGATTATGCCGTTTAGGAAATTATCATGTCCGGTTCCCGTCTCACATTGCGCAAGATTCTTTATCGTGTTGGTTATTTCGCCTGTCAATATACTTGTATCTGTCGCTTTCGGGTACTTACTCGCCTTGAAACTTTCATGTATTCCGTAAACCTCAACATTATCTACCTTTGGCATTTTCAATCCCTCCGCCTAGTATTCGACAATCCCATCTGCTAACTTTTTCAGATATTCTATGTTGTTTGCAAAATGTGTTATGTGATAATCAGTGCCTTTATTGTGTTTTCGTCTGAAATGTTCTAACACCATAATTTCCAGTTCGCTGTATTCATTGTCTCCCTTTTTCCTATCTGCCACATTTCCAAAATGGTCATGTTCATCATCTCTTATAGCCACAAGTTTTAAAAATACATCTTCCAAAGTATCATTTACCAATATCGGGTGAACTTTTCCTGTCAACTCATTGTATTTTTCCATGTATAACCTAAAAGCATTGCATATGTTCTCTGTTTCCGTATCAGTCGCATCATACTGACCTACAATGCAATTAAATCTATGCACCATATCTGCTTGCAGTTCCAACAACTCACTTCTGCTTTTCTTCCTAGGAGGTTTTGGCACTGGCTTTTTGGGAGAAAAAGTATCTACCTTTACTTTATCCTCGTCAGAGGGTAAAGTGTTTACCTCGTTAATCTCTGTATTGTAATCTCTGTTATTATTATATATATTATATATATTATTATAAGGCTCTGTCACATTGTCTGTTTCCATTCCGTCATTTTGTCTGTATCGTGATGAATCATTTTCTTCTGGAAGTTTATCTTCTTGTTTTTCATCTTCTTCCCCTGTGACCTTTTTAAGCAATTTTTCGAGTTCATCATCGTTTATTGTGTACCAGTTAGGTCTTTTGGTTCTGATTTCGCTATAATCTCCAACAATGATAATATTTCTTTCTCTCAAAGACTTAAAAGCCCTCTCAATTGTTTTCTCTGAGAAGAACGGAAAATTATCTTCTTTCCATTGTTTCATGGAATTATATACCCAGTATTTACCATCTCGGAAATTTATGTTTTCAACTTCGTTGTGTTCAATCCAGTAATAAACTTGTCTCAAAACGATAGTTTCATTCAAGCCTATTTCTGTTGCTAATTGTGTGTTTACTGGTATGTTGTTCTTGCTAGAAAATAACAGTTTTGCATATTTAGTCATTGTTCGCACCTCCTACTTGCATTTCCTACACTTATAAAAACAACGGACAGGCAGTGTAGGAGTCTGCTTTTCGGGAGCTACCCTATTCCGTTGGTTTTACCATTTTGTTCATTGCCAAGAGTTAATAGAATGCCTCTGTTACCTTGTATTTTCGTTTTCTTGGGTGTTTTGCGTCCTCGATTGAGAATTTATCGTCTGTGAAAGAAAAGCGACTTAAATTGGCTTATACGGCTTTCTCAACCGTAATGCAAGAATATCTATCTGAATTGATTGTGTTTTCCATTGCCTCAACCGGATTGTATCCAAGATTCTGTAAAATCTGTTTGAATACCGTTACGGACTGTCCGCTTGCAAGCTGCACGCCCTTCCGACTGCTATCCGCATGGAATACATCATGTCTGCTGTTCACATTCCAGAAGATGATGTTTGGAATCACATAACCGTGTTTTGCAAACTTCGCTGCCATCTTGTCATAAAAGCTCCAGTCCTTATTACCGCAACGGTCAATCTCCATGTCTGAAATAACAACAATCGCTTTCGGCATTTCCTCTGGCGCAACGTGATTATCCTCTGCAATCTCTAAAACTCTATCAAATGCGGCTTTTAAATCAGTGTTCATTCCCCACTTTGCTTTACCCACATTACGGATTTTCTGTTTAAGCGTTTCGCCTTTCAGTATAACTGTTTCAGGTTCACCAGAAAATGTCATAAACAGGTTGTGGTATGCCCCTGTGTTTCTCTCTGCAAAATAGATTGCCAATCCGATAGATGTTGCCATAGGTCTACCATACATGGAACCGGACACATCTGCCATAATCAGTGCATTTGTGCCTTTCTCCACATAATCCGGCAGTGCTTTCCACTGCGCCTCTAACACTTTGCTGCTCTCATTTCCGTACATGAATTTTTCAACGATGTCATATGGAAACAGTGTAGAGGCGTTAATCTTCACTTCGCCTTTTTCTGCCTTATTGATAAAATCAGAGAAACGCTGTTCATCATGTTTCATAAATGCCTTGCGGTAAATCATCATTGCCCTGCTTGGGACTTCTGAATATTTGATTTCATCCCAACGTCCGGCAGACATAAGGCTTTCTACAACACCAATCTGTTTTCTCATGTTGCGGACAATGCGCTTGAAGTTATAAACGGGATAACCAAGTTTCTGCGCCGTCAAAATACCCAGCTTTCTTGTCGCCGGTGAGCTTGCGTCTGCGGTCTTAATCCACTTTGCAAGCAGGGAAATGGCGTTTCCATCGTTCATATTTTTTAAGTCTTCCTCAAACTGCTTTTTCATTGCAGCCCACATATCAGATTCCAACGGAGTGCCAATGAGCTCATACATATCATCATATCGCCCAAATACGCCAATCAAATCAAGGTTCGGTCTGATTGCCTCAGGGTGCTTTTCTGACATATACCGGATAAGCGTGCGGAATGTCTTGCGTTCACCAAGACCGCCTCTAATATCCCTCGCATAAAACACAATCTTTGTTGCAAAAATGGCATCCTGCTTGTATGCCTCTGCAAACAATGTTTCAATTCGGTTTGTGTCTGCATCTCTCAATGCTCCGATTGTGCCGAACAGGTCTAACAATGCATTACTCGTGGTATTCAACGCCACCGCACCGTTTTCCGTCCGTGTAAATTTGTTTTCTTCTCTCATTGCCTCTGAAAAATTCATATTTTCTCACTTTCCATGACACATTTGACACAATATTCGACTGATTGTTTTTAAATTGCTGTTAGTGCCACTATTTTTACAGGACGCTTATGGTTTTTTATGGTTTTAAGATTAGCAGTCTTATCCAAAAAGTTGCTGTATGCGTCCCATAAAGTTATGACGATTTCTTTTACTTGTAACGGTCAAACTTCTTTTCATTTCTTGGCAAAACAAGAGGAATTGCAGTAATATCATCGAAACTACTTTTCATTCATTTCTCTTTACTGCCCTAGTGCATCCTTCAACACGCTTGCTATGGTTTGGATTTACACCAAACATGAGATTCCGTATCTGACGCGGCACTTGTTTCCAAGGACAAAGGATTTCTTTTCTCGATACGGATTTATTGGTGGAGGCGTACTATCTGCTTTACCCGCGTTTTCCAAGAGCCTACTCACGCACCATTCTCTACACCTTAAATAGTGTCTACTTATTCCACCACATAGCAAAGTATGATTTTCTTTTGCGAACGTCATACTGCGTCCTCACCCTTTTCTACACTTGGTAGATAGGTAACGCAGATATCAGGATTTGAACCTGAACAACGATTTTACTCGTTGGAGAGATTAGCAATCTCCTGTGATACCATTACACCATATCTGCTTATACGGCTTTCAATATTTCGGTTTGTCAATAAATGTAATGCGTGCGGCAGGAATTGAACCTACGTTTCCAACAGTGCCAGATTATGGCAGATGATGTTTCCATCGCACACGCATCAATCAAATTGAAAGGAGAACATATACGCCTGCCAAGCGGTTTTATAGTCTTGTCTGACTTGCCTTTTCGGCACCTAGGATAAATCCCCTATTTCCCCGGGAATCGCCAAAGGCATACATACCGCTACCTGAGCGGACGGGCAATCCATGGAGTCGAACCATGGTCTTTTAGAAAATTCTAACGTGCACCATACACCAATCGCCGCCATTCAATTTAGGAGACAAAATCATGAAAGCAAAACAGCCGTAACTGGACTCGAACCAGTGCTTACAGGAGTCAAAATCCTGTGCCTTATCCATCTTGGCAATACGGCTAATTATTTTTTTCTCTTTCTTCCTTGAGTGCCTCAATCTCAAATTCCAGAAATTGTTTTGCTTTGCTCAAATCCTGTATGATGTCATCTTTTCTTCCGGCTCTTGCAATGTATTTTACTGCCGAACCAAGATTAAAATTTAATCCCCATTCCCTAATCACATCTTTAGGTTCATATTTGCTATAACAATAATGTGATGGGTGAGATATATCGTCAGATATATTTCTTGTTATGGTCATTTAATCAACTCCTTACATTTTCATCAAAAATGTTGCACTTTTCGGCAAGTCAGCTGCATATTTCGCTATAATTGGCTTAAGTTTTTCACAAAATTCAGCCATTGCAGAAAAATATTTTGCTTGGTCTGCCATGTCCATTTCATTTATACGAATTTGTGACAAAGCATTTAATATATCTAATATTTCTTGCATTATAATCCCTCCGTTGTAAAACCATTTATATCACTTCCAAACAATTCTACAGCAATATCATAATTTGTTTGGGTTTTCATTTCTGTTGTTTTTATATTATTTATTGCTGTATTTTTAATTGTCATTTATATAGTTCCTATAGCCTTATAAATTATGGTGTATGAATTATCTTTTGTTGAATAATAAATATATAATATTATAAGGGGCTTTTTGCTTTTGTCGGAATTTGAGGGACTAAGTAGGGCGTGCTCTGGTGGTGCTCACAAACCCCCACACCCCATCCGGCTGCACTGATTAGCATTCATGTATTGAGACTGCTAATATTGTTTATCATTCTTGATATTTTAACACAATTCCTTTCAAATCGTGGCAACTATGCGAAGAACAATAGTTTTGCGCATAGTTAAAAGCCTTTCAAAGTCTGGAAACCCTTTATTTTACGGTGTTTCTAAATTATCTACAATTTGCAAACAATTTTCATTGCCCCTTGCGCGCATCTCATCATGAAATAGTGACATATTTCCGCACAATTTAGGCAGCTCCGACGCGCTCAAGGCTTGACGCTTGGACTGCTCCCGGACACCCGGCATATTCAACTGGAAGTCCCAATTACCGACCGCGATACTTCCGGTGACATTGCCGTTGTCATACGTCTTGTCTTTGATACAGTCCAATCTATTGGACTGTAATTTTTTCCATATCGACCTATAAGGGCTACTTGGCTCCTCATCCTTCCAGTCGTCAATAGTCTCAGTCCTTGCATTTATAAAATAACTAAAAGCTACCGTACTAGGTAATTTATAATAATAATCACTAATAAATAAATAATAATCACAAAGAATATTCAATACTTTATAATTATATCTAATAGTGTTATTATATCTTTCTTTTAAAATACTATTATCAGGAAATACCCGTTTACCAACCATGCGCAAAGCAGCCTTCCAAATGCGCTGACCTTCTTTGCGTAAATCGTCGACACCAAGAGCAGCGCGCGCCTCATCAAGTGCGGTTTGAAAATCATCTTCAAAAATTTCAATTTCCCCAATTTTTACGATTGCCGCCACCTGCCGCCACCTGCTTTCTTTTCTGGAATATAAATAAAAAATCCTAGCTATGCCATATATATATCATTTTGGCAAATAGCTAGGCTGTACATACCTTTGTCAATTTTTGTAAGTGTAAATATTAAAAATTCAATTATTGGAATTTATTATAAATTATATTTTATCTTTTGTCAACCAATATATAAAATACATCCCATTATCATATTATATATATTTATAAATGGGCGTATAGATTGTATTGCTTTGGAATTTTGGCAGGAAAAAAGCCGCGCGCGGCGGCTATTCCTGATTTTTATTAAATTTCAAAATTGACGCTTGAGCCAGTGCAAACACCTTTGACGCATCTTCTGATGATTCTTTCATAAGCGTCTGTTAAGCTCTGGTGCCCCGGCTCACCCTGCCACTTATTAGCGATTGCATCCAGCCCGAACAAATTCACAAAAATGCTGTCTATGAAATCCCACATAGACGATTGATTGACCGCGCCGGAGATGTCAACGCGCAAATCCGTGTTGTAACCGTTCAAAAGTCTAATCGCTTTTACCATCTCTTTTGTTAATTCGTACTTCATAACTCCCACCATTCAGCCTATCGGCTGCCCTTTCTTTATTTGATATACTTATTATATCCTATTATTAGGATAATGTCAACAGCTTTTTTAATAATATTTTATTTTTTCCTCATCAGTCGGGACCACTTCCACAATGTCGCCCGGCTGGAGCCTGCACATTATACAAATTTTGTTTAGCGTCTCCAGCGTGATACTTTTGCCCGCCTTTATATTCTGCATAGTTTGCTTTGACAAAAGATTGTCACGCTGAATTCTGGTTTGATTGAATCCTTTTTTTTTCAGCTCAGCGAATACATCTATTTTGTATCTTATCATTTTACCACCCCTTTCTTTTTTTAACATGATACTACAGTAGTCTTTAAAAGTCAATAAAAATAATTCTAAAAATAGGGTAAAAATATATTGACATTATCCTATTATTAGGATATACTATACTTATCAAATAAATAAGGCGCCGGACATCCTGACAAGACCCTCCAGCGCCACCAATCAAGAAAGGACGGTAAACGATATGAAGATTGAAACAATTAAAACTTATCTTGAAAACAAAATAACAGATAGTTGGTATGCGAACGCTGCCATTGATTACGGCGTAAACGGAAAATTCCTTGATGCTGAAATAACCGGAAATAATTTGAAAATCATCTGGGAGGAAATGGGCGAACGCTTTGAATATGTAGTTAGTTGGTTTAATGATTACACATTAGAGCAAATATATAACATTTGGATGGAATTAGCATAGTCGAAACGCCTTCGGGCGTCTGGGACAGGGTGGCAACCTTCCCACTGATGAGACAAGCCAAAAAGAAAGAGAGGGCAAAAAAATGATGAACTGGAAAATAATCACAACAATTCAAGCAAGCAAATTTGAAAAGCCTTTTGTAAAAGAGATTGCACAATTTGAAACATTTACAAATGCCGAGGACTTTTTGAAATTAGTAATCCCAGAAGAAACAAGGGAGAGATTTAGAATTGAACATATCTAAAACATAGCAAGGTCAGACGGTGACGGCTCCGGGGTTCGACTCCCCGGATTGCTTTTTCCCAAATTAAGCAAAAAAGAAAGGTTAAAAGGTGAATTTTATGAGCTTTAAAAATGCAAAGGAAGAATTAAAAAAAGAGGTATCAAGCACAAAATACTTTACGAAGTCCGTGTTTACCATGATACAGGTGCAAAGACATTCTGATAAAAATTTTGATGTCTCAGAAATCGCAAAAACCGATTTTTACACAAAAAACGGCGGCGCATATTGTGAATTGCTTTACATTCTGGCTGTATGTGACCCGGTATAATTTTAAATAAAAATATAAAAGGGCGGCACTGTCTGCCCTTTTTGCCTTGACAATTTGCAGGTGTCGCGCTATTCTGAATGTATATATACATGCTTGGTTTTTGCGCCTATCTTTAAGGCAGACACACGCGGCACTTTTGTGCCTGAATTGTACGGAATTTTGCGCCAAATTGCGCCCGGATTTAGTGGTGGAAGTATGCCCGGAATAGTCGCGGTTGCGGTATACTTCTGTGCCATGAAAGGCAGCCGGAGCAGTGACCCGGTGAGAATCTGGAGCAGTGGCGGCGTGGGGCATCAGTGGGGGGAGCATGAGTAGAAATTTTTTTCACAGCCAAATTTACCCCCGAAAAATTTTTCGTGCATTTTTTCCGAGAATTTTTGAAAATCCAAAAAATTTTTAGTACGCAGAAATTCTAGTACGCAAATTTTTTTCACAACAAATTTTAGGGGCGGCATCTTTTTTGTGCATTTTTTCTTGGAAAATTTAATTTTCAAAATTTTCGTTAGTACGCGACTTTTCCAGTACACAATCCAAAAATTCATTGAACCTTTTGAGCATTTCAAGTGCAAGTTCTTCCTGTTCTTCTTTTATGGACTTTTCACCGCTCATGATGCAACTCTCCTTAATCTGTAAAATATTTCATCTGCTGTTCCAATGATTTCATGTCCGAACCGAGACATAATGTCGCAAACAATTTCCTCTTGCTCCACAGACAGATTTATTCCGTATGCAAACATGGCACTGTGGCATATCTCATGGATTAGACATTTTTGGAATTGTGCATCAGTCAGATTGTCCGCGATATAGATTGTCTGACATGAATTGTCGCACACTCCTATCGTCCTGCTACCATCACTACGTCTTAATATGCCGCTGTGACTGTCCACAAGCCTTATTTTGAATCGTTTTCCGTTTATCTGATACATTTATACATACCTCGCATATAAAAGTGCCTTAAATGGCAAAATAAAAGGACTGCTAACCGTATATGGCTAACAGTCCTTTTTGTTAAAATATTTCTCCTGCCATTTTCAACATTTCTTTAGCCTTTGCCATGAATGAGTTGTCGGCAAGGTATTCAAGACCTTTTAGCGTTATTTGTGGTTTAATCGGCTCAATTATGTGCCGATAAATATCTTCTGCTGTTTTTGATATTACTAAACCTTTGATATAACCCTCGTCTTGCATGAGAATTAACAGTTGTTCCCATTTGTTATATGGGATTTTCAAGGATTCCGCTGATATGGATTGTACGGAAAATTCTTCATTTCCCATATTTTTCTCCAATTCGCGCAATATTTTATAAATCACCTTGAAGTTATCCACACGACCACCTCATTCTTCTCCTATCCTTTTTTCTTCCTCGTTTGCTCCGCTACAGTATTTATGTATTCCGTTGCCAGCTCTGATAATTCTGGGAAATAATCAACAACGTCAGCAATACGTTTCGGTTGACATCCTCTTTCCTGTTCGTATATTTTTATTGCAGCGTCTAAATCGTATTCGGCTTTAAGCCTTATAAGAATCCAATCGTATATCGTTTCCATTGGAACCTTATATGCCTGTCGCAAAAATTCAAGTATCATTCCGTTCCTGTCGCACCATCTCTTTGTTTTTGGCAAAAGAGTGTTGCTTGTCTTGTATTTCATATCTGCTATTTGATATGTCGACTCTGACATTTCTTTGGCTCTGAAATAGCTGTTGACAAGTTCCCTCTGGACTGTCCATGACAAATCATCGGTGAACGACTTGACAATCATAAGGTAGCCTGTTTCGGTAATAAGCATTGCTTGACGTGCTTTTGTAGAAAAACCAAAATCTTTGTGAGTACGAATTTCGTCCCCGCAAATTTTGAAGTAGTCAACACCATCAACAAAATGCTTTCTGTTTTTCTGAAAACTTCTCTTTGCTGTCCCATCTGGTCTACCATGTACCTCATCAATGTCTTTGAATGTCACAACTCGCTGACCATTCCAATACTTCACTTGCGGCAACGTCATTTTCTGTATCGTTAATTCATTCACTATGAATACACCACC